TAAAAATTTCAAAATATGAATCTCTAGGTTTATATTTTTTTACCGAACCTTCTTTTGCTTTTAGAGTTTTGATACCCAACGGGTCTCTTCCTTCTGGATGGTCATCTTTACCATATCTGATTGCATCTTTTGGTCTGCCTCCTAAATCTACTTCATTTGATAATTGAGAATTTATACTTTCAATCTCATTTTCAACATTAGTAGTATCATCAACACCGGATGGTTTTGCCGGGTCCATACCCTGTGTTTCAATTGATGTTAAACGGAACATTTGTTTTGTATCATCCAATACTTGTAATGCCATTTTTTCTTGTTCGTCTTTGGCCATATTAAGTATTGTTTCATACATCCATTCTTTTGAAACCATTTTAGTTGATTGCATTTGTTGAATCAATCCAATTTTTGCAGTATATAATTCAACTTTCTCTTGTTCGTATATTTTAGATGGAATTGTCAATTCTAATGAAAAAGAAGTCAATCTATCATCATCAATTCCTTGTGCATATAAGTGAACAATTGCAATTTTTGTTAATTCTGATACAATTACTCTTTGAATTCTTTCAATAGTTTTTGCAAATCTAACATCCATTCCAGCCAAAGTTGCTTTACCATTTGTATCTTCTTCGTATCCTAAATAAGCCTTTGGAATTTGTAAAGCTGCCATCAACTTATTTTTTAAATAGTTAATGTCATCAATCATATTATATTCCAATCCTTTCAATGTGTCAATTGAAGTTCCATTATCACTACCACGAACCGGCATGTAATAGTCTTCAATTAAGTTTTGAATATTGTATTTTAAGTTATATTCTCCTGTTCTTTCATCAACGAATGGAACTTTCTTAGATGCGTTGATAATTTTTTGCATGTAGTTGTCCACTTCATTTGGTGGAATATTACCAACATCCACTTTGAAGATTCTCTTTTCAGGAGCTCTCATTACTCTATGGATTAACATTGCATCTTCCATCAATTGTAATTGTTTCCAAACTCTTCTACCACCCTCAATCATTGCCTTTCCGTAAGGTAAAAAGTTTGCATCACCATTTAATCTAAAGTGTGCAATTTCGTAGTTTTCGTATTCTTTTTTATTATTTGCAGAATATCCACTATTCGGATTTTGATAAGGAGCGTATACAAATTTAACTCTTTGTGGGTTGTTTGGGTCAAATCCTTCTACTCTACTCATTTCGTATACTGAAAGTGGGTTTACATTAACAATACCCAATTCTTCAGCCATTTCTAATTGTAAATAAAAATCACCATATTTTACTAAGTTTCTTACCCATGGCCATAAATTAAATTCAACATTGAGAATATCGTAAAAAAGATTTTCTAATACTTGTTTGATATGTTCATCTTCGTGATGGATTTTTAAAACATTTCCAAATTCATTTCTAGCAGTACATTCGTCTGCATAAACATTCAATGCAGCTGAAATAATCGGGTCCATATCCATCGAATCATAATCTCTAAATAAATCAATTCTAACTTGTTGATATGCTAAAGATGACTCTACATGACCAGTGCCATAATTAGTTACCTTTAATTTCATAAAACGGTCAACAAGGTTAGTTGTCATATTTTGATACTCATCAGTATCTATGACTTTTACACCCTGTTCAGTTTTACGAACAATTGTATTTGTTGAAAATAATTTCTGTAACCTACTAAATATTGATTTATCTGCCATTTTATATAATTCTAATTTTTAAATATATGGAAAATTTTTGGTTTTGCCAAATATTACCATTTCCTACAACTCCAGTATCTTGCTTTATGTCTTGGTCCTGGATTATCACATCTATGTCTTGCTCTAAAAGATTTTCTTCTTGCAGGGTTAGATTTTTTAATTCTCATATTAGGGTCACCGAAGTTCACCTTAACAACATTACCTGCAGGATTTTTTACATATACTTTAAATTTCTTAACATCACCTCTCATTGGTTTACCCAAAGGAACATTTCTGCCTCTATATTCTGCTTCAGTCATACAATCACAAGTTGCCTCTGATAATTCTTTACTATAACTTCTCATAAAAGATATAAAACTTTCATAATCGTCATAATTGTCTACATCATATTCTTCAGGTTCAATCTTACCATAATTAACATCTGCATCACTATCTATATCTTCGTAGAATTCTTCTTTTGTTAAAACTACTGCAGTTGTGTAATTATCATCCATTTCTTTTATAGGAACACAATTTGGCACCATCTTACCATCTTTCATTTTACCACCTATTTCTTTGTAACCATCCCAACACTCACATAATCCGTTTTTATCACCAGCACTTTCGTTACACTTTCTCCATCCACCACCTTTTCCTTTGTAGTTTTTTGCAGCCCATCCGTTTGCATATGCAGATGGATAAACATCAAACTTTCTTTTTGCTGCTGCTTTAGATGCTGCCCATTTACCTGGATCGGTTGGACAATTCTTTTCTAAAAATAAATTTACTTTTTCTTCTATATTCATAGTTTCATTTTTTTTCTTTCCTTGACAATGTGCTTTTTGAGAGAAACCTTTTGGATTATTACAATCTATACTATTTTTATATTTTTGACTCCAATCTTCATTTTTTGGTTTGGTAGAAACATATATTGGTGTTTTACCTTGTCCTGCACTATCCTTACCACCTCTACCTGCTTTATTTTGTGCAGCTCTTTTTCTTCTAGTTGCACTTTCCTTTTCCTTTTTAGTCATTCTGGCAGCTTTTGCAGCTGGAACACATTTTGCATAACCTTTCTTTTCTCCAGAAGTTCCACATGGTGGATGTTTACCATCAACTTTTTTGCCGATGTTTACCCACTTTTCTTTAAACCATTTATTTAAATCTTCATTCATCTATATGAGTTTCAACATATAAATATAAAAAAATTACTTTAGCAACCAAGTTAAGTTTTCTACATCACCTTTTCCAACTTGCATTTCATATGGATTACCATTTTGTTGCCAATTTGATGTATAAACTCCTGAATTGGTGTTAATAGTAGTTGCGTTTAACATATTCTTTGTCAAATCAATCCCTTCTTGTTTTAATCTCAATGCAGTATTACGAACCCATAGTCCAATACCCAACGCCATAATAAGGTCATCATTATATCCTTTCATAGCTTCTGCTCTACCACCCTGCCAAATAAATGTAAACATTTCATCTATCAATCTATTAGAACGAATTAGAATATCTTTATCATTCATATAAGTGTCCAATGCTGATATTATGAGAGGTCTTGTTTTAGTTGTTGTTGAGAATCCAGCAACCATTTGTCTTTCATCTCTATAATATTTGTTTGACATTTGTCTTTCGGTATCAATATATTTTAAGTCGTTTGACATATAAAATAAGTTTGGATATCCTCTATTGATTACCTGTTGAATACATGCCCAACCGACATTTGAGTTTTCAATTACCAAAAGTGCATTGTTATATTCAGTTGCAAGTGCGGTTAAGAAATTACCGAAATCTTTTGTTTCAATTTTACCTCTATATTCTGCAACCTGTGAACTATCTTCAATATCTATAACTTGTGCAGTGGAATAGTCAGCTCCGTCACCTCTCGCCACGTCGGCAGATATCATATAAGCTCTATTATAGTTTGGATGTTCCCATACCCACAAATTACCATCAAACCCTCGTTTTTCAACCGGGTCCATCACATATGTATCTTTATACCAAGTCAATAATGCAGGTTCAAATACGGTATCACCTGAACCAACAAAGTCACAATCACATTCCTGTGCTGCACCTTTAACTCCTAAAATTCTTGTTTGTTCATCTCTCCATGCCTGATTTCTTTCTGGGTGAACTGTCCAATGTAGATTAATATTATTAAATCCATTTTGTCCACTTTCACCATCTACCCACATTTTATGGAACCAGTTACCAATACCATTTGGAGTAGATAATACGATTGCAGAACCACCCGTTGATAGAGTTGATTGTGCCGATAACCAAATCTCATCAATGTCTCTAATGAATGCCGCCTCATCCACAACTAATAAGGATAGGGCTTCAGAACGTCCTGCGTCCGGAGAACTTGCAATTGCTTTTACTTGTGAACCATTTTTTAATTTAAG